TTTCTGGTTACAAACTTCAGCAGTTGGTTTACGTAGACCCAATTGCTGATCACGACATGTTGAAAATCTATGAACATCCGATCAAAGAAATCAACGGACATCCAAAAGACAACCTGTATGCAATCGTGGTCGATGTGTCCGAAGGTAAAAACTTGGACAGTTCCGCGTTCTCTGTAATTGATATATCACAGACACCCTATAAACAGGTTGCGACCTACAAGAGTTCTTCAATTTCACCAATTCTGTTTCCAACAGTCATCTACAACGCAGCAAAGTACTACAACGATGCATATGTTCTGGTAGAAATCAACAACAATCCACAGGTTGCAGACTCACTACATGCAGATTTCGAATACGAAAACTTATGGAAAGTATTTACGGGTAACAAAAAACCACAACAACTATCTGCCGGCTTTGCAAGAGGTGTGCAGATGGGCATTAAAATGTCGCCACAAGTCAAAGCAATTGGTTGTTCAAACCTTAAAACTTTGATTGAAGGTGACAAACTATTAATTAATGATTTCGATACCTACTCCGAATTAACAACTTTTGTTCAACAAAACAATTCATTTAAAGCGGAAGATGGTGCAAATGATGACTTAGTTATGGGTCTAGTTATTTTTGCATGGTTAACAACACAAAAGTACTTTAAAGAAATTGTCAACCACGATGTTAGAAAACAAATTCAGTTGGAGAGCATGAATCAGGTAGATGAAGAGACTTTACCTGCACCAATTATTGAAGATGGTCTAGAACATGACTTTGAAGTAATGGGTGGAGATATATGGGAAGTTGCAAATGGAGGAGAAACATATGCAAACTTCATCAGGAAGACATTGAACGGTTTATAAAAACAATGTTTCATAAATAACCATTATGGTATTCAACTGCCAAAAGAACAAATATTAATTCAAGGAGAATAAAATGGCATTTCAAATCTCTCCAGGCGTAAATGTTTCAGAAGTAGACTTAACAACAGTAGTCCCTTCTGTACTTACAACCGCCGGTGCTTTTGTTGGAACTTTCGATTGGGGTCCAGCACAAGAAATTGTACTGACTGATAGTGAAATTACTGTCTTAAAAACTTTTGGTCAACCAAGTTCCAACTCTGCTGTATCATTCTTTTCAGCAGCAAACTTTTTGGCATATGGAAATAACTTAAGAGTTGTTCGCGCAGTCGGCGACAATTGCAAAAATGCAACTGTTACGTCAGCTGCAGCTATTAGAGTAAACAACGAAAATATATTCCAAGAAACCTATTTAAGTGCAAATACAAACACTTATGGTTCTTTCATGGCTAGATTTCCTGGCGCTTTAGGTAATTCTCTAAACGTTTCTGTTTGTTCAAGCAGCACAGAATTTACCACATGGGAACACAAATCACTTTTCACATCAGCACCAGGCACATCAGATTATGCTGACGCTTTAGGTGGAACCGATGATGAAATGCACGTTGTTGTTGTTGACGAAGACGGTCTGTTTACTGGTGTCAAAGGCACCGTACTAGAAACATTCCCATTTGTTTCAAAAGCATCAGACGCAAAAGTTAACGGTCAGTCAAATTACTACAAACAAGTAATTTTTGATACATCTAGCTATGTGTACTCAGTTGCACCAGTTGATTACTCTAATACAGTAACCACATGGGGCACAACAGCGGCAAATAAAACATACGCTACTCCAGTAAACACATACCAGTCTCTTGGTGGTGGAAACGATGAGTTACCAACATCATCGAATCTACAAACTGGATGGGACCTGTTTGCCAACAAAGATACAGTTGATGTTTCTTTAATTGTAACAGGTGATGCAATTACATCAGTTCAACAGTATGTAATCGATAATGTTGTTAACGCTCGTAAAGATTGCGTTGCTTTCATTTCTCCAGCACAAGGAGATGTTGTTAATGAAACAGATTCAACCGCAACAACCAACATTACTACATGGTTAAGTTCGTTGGCACGTTCATCGTCATATGTTGTCGCAGATTCTGGTTGGAAGTATCAGTTTGACAAATATAACAACGTATATCGTTGGATACCACTGAATGCTGATATTGCCGGTCTATGCGTATATACCGACAACGTAAGAGATCCTTGGTTCTCTCCAGCAGGTTTCAACCGTGGTGCTATCAAGAATGTTATTAAACTGGCATGGAACCCACCAAAAACATATCGTGACACACTATATGCAGCAGGCGTAAACCCAGTTGTTTCTTTCCCAGGTCAAGGAACCATTCTGTTTGGCGACAAGACTCTGTTGAACAAGCCTTCCGCATTTGATCGTATCAATGTACGTAGACTGTTCATTGTTATGGAAAAAGCAATCTCTGAAGCATCCAAGTTCTCACTGTTCGAATTGAACGATGAATTCACAAGAGCACAATTCGTATCTCTGATTACTCCGTTCTTGCGTGACATTCAAGGTCGCCGCGGTATCATTGATTTCAAAGTTGTTTGCGATGGTACAAATAATACACCACAAGTTATTGATAACAATCAATTCGTTGGTGATATTTACATTAAGCCTGCTCGTTCAATTAACTACATTCAATTGAATTTTGTTGCTGTTGCTACAGGTGTTGAATTTAACACTATCGTTGGTGCAGCTTAATAAATAAACAATAACGGGAGAAAAAAATGGCATTTAATGTAGCAGAATTCAGATCAAACATGGTTGGTGACGGCGCACGTGCCAACCTGTTTTCTGTAGACATGTTTCTACCAAGCTATGCACAAGCTGCACAGTCTGCAACAAACAAAATGAGATTCATGGCCAAGTCAGCACAGTTACCTGGTTCCACAATCGGAACAGTACCTATGTTCTACTTTGGTCGTGAAATGAAGTTTGCTGGTAACAGATCATTTGCGGATTGGACAATCACCATTGTTAACGATGAAGATTTCTTAATCAGAAACGCAATGGAAAGTTGGATGAACGCAATCAACAATCACAGATCAAACACAAGAGCCGGTGTCGCACTACAAAGTGGTAGTGGCCCAACAACAACTGTTGGTGGTTATACAACTGACGCGAATGTTGTGCAGTATGGCAAAACAGGAAATATCATAAAGAATTATAACTTTGTTGGTCTTTTCCCAATTGACATATCCGCAATCGATTTGGATTGGGGTTCGAATGATGCTATCGAAGAATTTACGGTAACATTCTCTTATCAGTACTGGGAAACCAATTCAACACCACCCGCATAATGGTGTTTTTAACTTGAATTAAACGGAAGGGCCTTTTGGCTCTTCCATTTATGTTTTATTGATTTTATTATTAATTTTTAAAAAATATGGCCGATACAAATAAATTTTCACTTTTCGGGTTTACGATCTCGCGTGATAAAAAAGAGCAAGAGGATTTTGCTCAGCAGTCGTTTGCGCCTCCGGCCGCAGATGATGGCGCATTAACTATTTCTTCAGCTGCATATTATGGTACATATGTTGACCTAGACGGTACTGCCAAAAATGAAGTAGAATTAATTTCTAGATATCGTGAAATGGCAATGCAACCAGAAATTGAATCTGCAATCGATGACATAGTTAATGAAGCCATTGTACAAGACGATGATGGTAAGATCATCAATATAGTTTTAGACAACCTAAAACAACCAGAAAAAATCAAAAAAGCCTTAAAAGAAGAGTTCAATATAATTCTTAAATTATTGGACTACAACAATATGGCTCACGATATGTTCCGCAGATATTATGTTGATGGTAGAATGTATTACCACATCATTATCGACAAAGAAAATCCTGCTGAAGGTATTAAAGAATTACGTTATATTGATCCACGTAAGTTACGCAAAGTTCGTGAGATCAAGAAACAAAAAGATGAGAGAACTGGTGCAGAGGTAATGGCAACAGTCAATGAATATTACCTTTACAATGACAAGGTTGTCACTGGAAGTTCTTCCAACTATGGACCAGTTGGTGTTAGAATCACGACAGACTCTGTTATCTCCGTAGTCTCAGGACTCATGGATTCGCGCCGTGCAGTTGTTTTGAGTTATCTGCACAAGGCAATTAAGCCTTTGAACCAACTGCGAATGATTGAAGATGCAACAGTTATCTACCGCATCTCAAGAGCACCAGAACGCCGTATCTTCTACATTGATGTAGGCAACTTACCAAAGTTAAAAGCGGAACAATATCTGCGTGATATCATGGTCAAATACAAAAACAAACTTGTATATGACGCAAACACCGGTGAAGTGCGTGATGACAGAAAGTTCTTATCCATGATGGAAGACTTCTGGTTACCACGTAGAGAAGGTGGCAAAGGTACAGAGATCACCACACTACCAGGCGGACAAAACCTGGGCGAACTGGAAGATGTGAAATACTTCCAGAAAAAACTATACGGTGCTTTGAGTGTTCCAGTTTCTAGACTGGAAACAAATCAAAGTTTCTCTTTAGGTCGTTCATCAGAAATTACACGTGATGAGATCAAGTTCTCCAAATTTGTTGCACGTATGCGTAACAAGTTTTCGGATGTTTTTGACCAGGCCATGCGCGTACAGTGTGTACTGAAAGGTATTTGTACCGCAGATGAATGGGATACGTTCAAAGAATATATCTATTTTGACTTTATTCAAGATAATAATTTCACAGAACTTAAAGAAGCTGAACTGATGAGAGATAGACTTTCTCTGTTACAGTCTGTGGATCCTTATACTGGTCGTTATTTCTCACAAAAATGGATTCAACAAAACGTGTTGCGTCTGACAGATGATCAGATTAAAGAAATGCAAGATCAAATCGATCTGGAAAAAGAACAAGGTTTAGGTTTACCAGTTGAGGTAACAAACTCTGTTGCACAGCAACAAATGTCTGGAGACATTCAGACTCAGCAACAGTTGCAAATGGCACAGGGTCAGGCTGAGATACAACAAGATATGGAAGCTCAACAACCTCAACAGCAAGCAACTAAACCCAATAGTTCAAGCGACAAAAAGAAACAAACAAATTCTAGAGCCGACTTGAGTTTGGAAAATACCACATTCACTAAATTGAAGCGTATATTATAAGGAGATAGAAATGAGCGAAGTAACAAGAACCATAGTTGATTTTGCCGATGAAGGTGATGCAAAGAATATGCGTGATGCATTGTATTCTGCCATTCAAGACAAAGTGATGGCACATATTGATGCACACAAACAAAGTATTGCAAAAACATTAATTGCACCACAAGAGTCACAAGATTCGGAAGATGCCGTTGAAAACGCTTAAATACCTAAAATAATTTCAGGGATAAAAAATGGCTAACAAATATTCTTATCAAGTCCTAAAAGACGACACACAATTCGCAGTCATTAAACTGACAGCGGAATTTGATGGTACGGGACAAGAAAACAATACCGCAAGAATTGCTGCAAACACACTTTATGGTGCTCTAGCAACAAATGGTTATTTGGTTGCAAATTCTCAAGGTGGTGCAGCAAATACAACTCTATCATATTACGGTTTAACTGTTAATCGTATATGGTATGATACGTATACTGGAACAGGAGATGTTCAACTGTATTGGTCAAACACCGCGAGTGCATTAGCTAATGCAGGTGTACCAATAGTTTTCGTTCAAGGTAATGGTGAGTATGATGCGGGTGGCAATTGGATTACTATCAGAAATACCGATAAAACAGCGTTCAACAACGGAGACATTGGTATAGTAACAAGAGGTCAAGTCGCAAACTCAACTTACACTATCATTCTTGAACTACGTAAAGAAAACGAATACTACCAGCGCGGTCAGTTCAACGATCCTGCTGCATTCAACTACGGCGATTATTCGATCCGTCCATAAAAGGTAATAAAATGAAACTTATTAAAGAAATTACCGAGTCTGTAAATTATTTAACAGAAGAAAAAGATGGAAAGAAAACCCTTTTCATTGAGGGCCCTTTCCTCGTTTCTGAAAAAACAAATAAGAATGGACGCATGTATAAAGAAGAAACAATGCGTAAAGAAGTTTCACGTTATACAGAAGAATACATCAATAAAAATCGTGCCTTTGGTGAACTGGGACATCCAGATACACCTTCAATCAATCTCGACCGCGTTTCTCACTTAATCGTGGGTTTACGTCAAGAAGGAAATGATTGGATAGGCAAAGCTAAAATTCTTGAAACACCAATGGGCAACATTGCAAAGAATCTAATTGAGGGTGGAGCACAACTAGGTGTGTCATCTCGCGGTATGGGTTCTTTGAAAGCTGTCAATGGTATCAATATAGTTCAAGACGACTTTCATCTGGCCACAGCGGCAGATATTGTAGCAGATCCTTCTGCGCCTGGAGCTTTTGTTCAAGGCATTATGGAAGGTAAAGAATGGGTGTATGTTAACGGTATTTGGACTGAACAACATATCGAAGCTTCTCAGAAGTTAATTCAAAAAGCTTCTCGTAAAGATATCGAAAAAGTAAGTTTACAAATATTCGAAAACTTCATCAAAAAACTTTAATTATAAATATCCAATATAAAATCAAGGAGATTCTCAAAATGGGAAAATTTAATCTGACAGAAGCCGCTAAAGACATTTTGCAAGGCAACGTATCTGCAAAACACGGTGGCCAAGACGCACCACAAAAACTAAGTGGAGCAGTTGCTTATGGCACAAAAGAAGCTGGTGAAGTTGCTGGTGTTGCCGACAAGCAAGACGACGACAAACCAGATTATACAAA